CCTCGCCTTCTTATTCCATGGTAGATATTATTCGCTATGAGTAAGAGTTGGAACTACATACTCACGCTCCACACGTCCAAGTTTGACGGTGGTACCGTGCAAGCTCACGCTTACGACGTCTTGGTTTAATGGTTCGAAAGATTTCTTTCGAGTTGCCATTTGGGCCAGTTTGACAAAATAAGCGACATCGTCGCCATCTTTTGTCTCGCGTCGTCTCGGTATTGATAATACCGTGCAGAAACGCGCCACCCACTTCTGATAATCTTTATGCCAGTACTTTTTCCCATCAACATGGAAATTAGTAGCTTGGACAGAGTACAGATGTGGAGACACACCTTTCCTATTTGTAAAATAGGGATCCATATGAGAAATCATATGAATCAAGTATGCCCTCAGCCGTTTGTAGCCGTAATCAGCGCAAAGATTGATCGCTGAACACGCTGCACTGTAAGCTTCCGGTGACAACCTCTTATTTTTATTGAAGGGATCAAAGTTATGTTTAACGTTGAACCTAAAATAAATAGAGCTGACATCATTGCCATTATGGTAATCTTTACCGCAGGATTCACGAAAAGGGCCAGACGTAAACGTCTTGTCCCTATTAACGAGGAAACCAAGGCTTTGTAACGCCTCGATAACTTCATCAGTTACTCCTTTAGCTACTACCATGTCATCACCGTATACTGCGTAACCGGGATAATCCCCATTAGCAGTACAGCACCTTTGTGTCACATATTCTATCACAGCTGCAAAAATTAAACACTGAATGGGAAAGCATAAAGCTGATCCCATAGGTGCAAACTTTTGCATCTCGATTACACTGCCATCAGGTAATTTAGTCTGATTGCTACGTGTTGCATAGAGCCACTTTAAAAGCGGCGTCTTTGCGAATATGCGTTTAACGAGAGTCCACTTCACACTATCAGAAGCGGCAGAAAGATCTATAGTAGACAGGTTGTCTTCTAAAGATCCCCTTCTGGCCATATTCTGATTGTATGTTTGATCCTCTAATTTGATTGCATGTTTCAAATACCTGTGCGTACTTATAAAATTGTACAATCTCTTCATGATTGACTGTTGCCAATATTGAAGAGTAACAGGTTCCATTGAAATAACTCTCAACTTAGAGTACGTCTTAGGAACAAAAATAGTCCGTGAAACACGTACTACTTCTGTATCCCGTTCAGCTCTTAAGTCAGCATCATTAGATGCATTAAAACCCGCACCATAGTATGAGATAGTATCATTATTCAATACTACCCGTAACATCAGGTCGGTTCTTAACTGCTTGTACTTTTCGTACAGCGTTAACTTGCCTTCTGCGACGCTCCCGCCGCCATGATTGGGAACTAAATCTCTAAGATCTAGTTTACGAAGCCACCTTTTCATTATTCGGTTTAACCCGAGTATCAATTGTGTGTCTTCGTCTAATTCCAACCTGGCCAGCCTGTCTTCTGTTTCTAGATATAGCGCAAGAGTCTTCTCTTCAAGGCCTATGGCCTCCAAGTGAAGTTTTTTGCCATAACGTAGAAACTGTAAACATAACTTCAACGCCTCTGAGTCCTCCCTAGCATCGTCATAATACCGACACAAAATAGGACTGATAGGGGATAACAATCCCTCAACCAGTTCTGAATCAGCTGTACTCACTAGAAACCCTTTAAAGGTTTCGTATGTGAGAACGTCATGGCTCAATAAGAGCTCGACGCCAGCTGAGCATAAATTAAGGAGGTCCATGAGGTCAAACTGCTTCAAAACTCGAGTAAAATTTTCGAGTCTTGCGAACAGTGAGTCTCCATGGATTTGACCCAATGATGACACGTCACTTGCGAGGTATAACCAGGCTACTTTAAACGCGGAAACTTGAATATTGTTTCCGATTGTAGCCGGGGTCCCCCCCACATGGTGTTGCACCTGCAGCATCTGAGATTGCGTGGTCAAGAATTGACTAAGTTCATATCTTGTTGCCATGTAAAACCTCGTTTCAGGAGGGACCCCACAGAATGTAATGGGTATTACAGTTCTGGAGGTGTAACGGCGCCTTTCATTAGCTGAGCTAATCGATCGTCGCCTGTTTCGTTCTCTAGGTAAAGTGCCGATAGCATCCTTTGCAGTTGATCTTCGATCACTGCTTTGGTTACTAAGGCATCGTTCGGGGCTTTGATTACTAGATGGGTAGAAAATGGAATATCATAGACGCTTCCGTCTAATGATTCCGTTACTCTTCCCACATTAGTTAACTGCACTACTACGCTAAAACCTCTTTTAGAGGGAGCGTAATGAGCAGGATCAATGCCACTACCATTGTAAATGTTCTGCACAGCGGAGTAAGCAATCCTGATTTGTTCAGGTTGATC